ACTGCTACATTTCTCCATGATCTAACCATTTCATTAAATCTAACTCCTTCAGCAGTCTTTTGACCTATCTGTGAAGAAACATAAGATGAAAAGGGATCATAAAGAATAGAGGAAGTTTCCGTCTCTGCTTCAGGAGAAATTTGAGAAGAATGTTTATACGTATCCAAAAAAGCTTCTTTATCTGAATAGAAAGGTTTTTTAAGTTGTTCTACTAAACTATTGAAAGATTCTAAAATCATTGATTTGTTTTCCTTTTTAATGGTTCATTGGACTAGGTGTTGTCATTCTTAAAAATCTAGCCCTATATTTTGTTGTTGATAAGACTGGTAAGTCTACCCAGTATTTATTTTCTATTTCTACTATGTTTGAAAGCCTTGATATATAATACCTTCGTACTGCTCCTAGACAAAAAGCTAAAGAAGGATTATTCTTTATTGTTTGATACCATATTCTAAATCTAATCTTTTGATTCTCAGGATACCTATTATAAAGTGTTGTTAAAAACTGTATAAATCGTATCCTTAGTTGAGGCGGTATCCAATGAATATTAAGAACTAAAACTGTTGGTCCTTGAATAAAAAGTGGTATGAATAAAGGTAGTTGGTCAAAAACAGGTAACCGCCCGTAACCCTTAGGCATATAACGCGCGTACATGATTGTTTGATAATTTATCATTTTACTTTATTATACAATTTTTTTCCTAAATCAGTCATCCCGCCTGATTTAGCTTTAGGGTTTAGAGGGTGAAAGATTTTAGCTAACTCAGTTCCAATACCTTTTTTCTGATATTCTTTAACTACCGAAGCTTCAGTTCCATTATCCATTTTCATTATAAATCCTACTTCTTGTGAATCAACTACCCCATATACATCTTTATTTTTATCGACTTTAATTATTAATTCAAAATCAGAAAATTTAATTTTTTTGAATACTTTAGCGTCATCTGACATTCCATCTAAATCTCCTAAATGAACATCTGGTCTTTTTTCTTGATCTATATGTTCTGCATCAGAATCAAATTTCTCTTTTAAAAACTGTTTAAATTTTATATACTTCATATAATTCCTACTAATTCTTTCTCAGTAAGTATGATAAACTCAATATTTCTACCTTTTTTTCTTTCATTTTCAATATACTTTTTAGTTGTTTCCCACTTAGCTTGGTTCTTGATATAGGTCTGAACTTCAGTTAGAAATCTCTTTGTTTTCCTTTTAGGATCTACTGGAGGAATAGTTTGTTTGAAAGGTTTCACTTCAACCAAAAATTCTTTCTTCGACCCATCTTTCTGTAGGCTAAGAAACCAGAAGTCCATAAAATATCTATGCATCTTTCCGTCTGTAGGACAAAAATATTGTATCACTACGTCTTCAGATGACCATTCTAAAATATTTACATTCACATCAAGATATTTTGAAATGAAAGATATTTCCCATCCACTTCTTGCACTTACAATTTGACTCTTACACTTTTGTGGATTCTTGAGCATAGGTCTCATATTTGCTATTTGATAATAACTCATACATTCTCTACAAAATCAAAAAAACTATAACCAAGTTCTATAGTAAATGTTACTTGTTCTTCTTCTGTTGTAGAAGACTCTAGTTGTATATCTGAAATAGATTTAAAGAAAGCATTATAGAAATGAAGTTTATGAGAAATATTATTTTTATTGCTTAATAAGAAAAGATCACAATCAAAAACAGTTTGATTTATCTCTAAATCACCTGTATGTGGATTAGCTGCTAATACTAGATATCGATAAATTTCTTTATATGCTTTTAAATCTTCATCTGTTATTACAGTAACAGATAGATCATTATACTCTAGTGAATCTCCAGGTCTTTTATCCTTAACAACAGGTCTTCCTAATTCAATTTGTCCAAGAGTAAATCCAGGTATATTACTAGCATTAACCATTAGTTCTAAAGGTTTCTGATCTTTAAATTGAATTATAAAAGAATTTATTTTAAATAGATCAATCACAGACATACAAGATAATCCTTTTTATTCATATTTAGTTAAAAAAGAAAGCCCCTACTAATTTTAGTAGAGGCTTCTTAGTTACATATTAATTTTGTTTATGCTTCTTGTGAGATACCTGAATCATCAGATCTAGTAAATTGGTCCACCGCAAAAGTGACCGATAATTCCTCTATTGCATCAGTGCTATCTGAACTTAATTCAATTGCGTCCATCGTGAGAGGAAAACATCCAATTAGATTATACTCTGCTAATACTTCTTCTGAAGTTCTTCCAAGTTGAGTAATTGTAATATCAACTTTATAATCTTCATGGGCAGTTCTCTCATTCGAACTCATATTTGCAATAAGTTCAAGCCATTCTTCAATATAATTTTTAACATCAAAATCATAATCATTTAGGAATGTCATTGTAAAATCTGCAAAGGTAGGGTCACCAGCAATTTTAGCCTTCATTCCTTGCCAGTTAAGTTCAATATTACCAATAGTTCTTTCTGGTAAAGATGCAGATTTTACATAGAATGCAAAATTATCATCCCAATCTTCATCTAGAAATTGAACAAGAAATCTGTTAGGACGAGCTAAGTCTGCTACGTTGCTTTTAAAATCTGTTAGTTTGATTGAAGCCATTTTTGTTTCTCCTATATTAAATTAAATTTTTTATTATTATTTAGTCAGAAATTTCTATATATAGAATTTGACGTTGTAGAGATTCTACAAACACTTTCTCTGTTCCTGTTTTAGCAAAATCTTTTCCTCTAGGAAGAAAAGTGATTATTTTCAATTTCTTCCTTAATGAATCCCATGCAGCCACTAAACCTTGTTTCATTTTTCTTGAAAAGAAAAGGAATTCATGTTTACCATCATAATTTTTGACTTTTTCACTAATCTTTCTAAGGAAGATTTCTATTTCATCAGTAGTGAATTGTCCTCTTTCTCTAATTCTATCAAAGAAATGAGGAGAAAAATCCATTTCTAAATCATTAACCGTAACTGACATTTCTTCTAATCTAAATTGTTTAAATGATTTTAGTTTCATTTTACATTCACATTCGGTTTTTGAAGTCTAACAAAATACAGAATAGGAAAGTTAGTTCCAATTCCTAATCCTCTTTTTCTTTCATAAACCCCATCTAAACCATATTTAAGGTCACCTTTTGTTCTACCTGTTTGATCGCCGCCTGGACCTGGTTTAGTGTTTCCTTCAACAGTTAAATTTTCTTTTCCATTCCAACTCTGTTCTATTCCCATATGACCATTCCAGTCAAATGATCCAGCTGATTTAGAATTTCCGTGCATCCAACAAATTATATCACCAGCTTTAGGTTTATCAATACCTAGTAAAATTTGTTTAGGAGTAATTGTTTTTACTGTCAAAGGGTTATTTGTAGCCCATTTAGTAAAAGTAGCTACTCTAGCATATTTTGGAAGTGGCGAACTTAGAAGAACTGATTCGTATACTTCCATATAAGATGAAAGAGCAAACATAGCACAATATGGGTTTCCGTAAGGGATACCAAATCTCTTATGCCATGAATCTATTTCAGGACCTCTATTATCATTTTTCTTTTCTCTAACGTAAGTATATTTCTTGGCTACTTTAACAGCTTCAGATGGTATGTTCACTACTTGAGCATGACACTCTAAACATCCATATTTTGCATATGATATATTTGAAAATGATATAAAGAAAGCTATAATTAAAATCAACTGTTTCAAAATTACATTAGACCTTTGCTAATAACAATAGCAATTGCAACAAATAAAAGTCCTTGATAAATTGCAGCCGCTATATTACTTTCATCAAAAACTTCTGCTGGAATATCTCTTTTTGTGCCTAATTGAAATTTCTGAAGACCAAAAGCTACAATCAAGAAAAGAGATAAGTTAAAAGCTATTCCACCTAACATACCTATAACTGCAGATCCAACAACAGCACCACTTGCTATTAAGTAAAAAATAACTCCTAGAGTTAAAAGACCAATCACACTGTTAAAAAAAGTTTCATTTAATTTCATTTTTCATATTCCTTTTTAAATTAAGATAGTTGTTCCATTTGCCATCCATTATCATCAAATTTATAGATGGCTTGGATTTTAGTTATTTTGATATCATCAAAAGATAGAAGCTCTTGTGTTTGAGATATTCTTTTCTTTACTTCAGGATTCTTTCCAGAGTATTTTGCTAAATCAATTGAAGAAGCAGGTTTGATCATATAAACAACACCTACAGATTCTTCAGTAAGTTTAAATAGACCAGGATATTTAATAAAGTTTTCCATGCCTTGAAGAGATTTTGTAAAGAAGACTATTCTGGAAGGATTCATAAGTTTAACAATATAATCACTTAAACTCTTATGATTTAAGTCTTCACCATTATACTTTTCAAATTCTGCTCTAGGAATGAATAAAACACGAAATATAGGTTTAAGATAGTCATAAGAATCTGCAAAATATTGAGTAGCAACTTTAGGATCAATCTTATTGTTTGTAATAACATCTTCTACAAATGAATTGAATGATTCTGTATTTTCTACTTCTTCAATGAAGAACTTCTTAAATCTTTTTAACTTCATCTCACTTACCTTTTTGTGAGACAAACTCTTGAAATATTTCAGAAGGACTCATTTTAGATTTAATATTCTTCGTGATCCATTCAATGATTTTTTCATCATCAGTTCCAGCAACATACATTCTATTTAAAGAATCAAATTGATCTTGAGTAAATTTAATTTTTCCCTCTAATATGAATTGCTTAAATCTTTTTAACTTCATTCTTCTTCCCCAGTACAAAGATAAGATACAATCTCTAGTTTTTCTTCAGCTGATAATTGAGTAATAGCTTCTAGTAAAGTTTGCATTATTTTACCTTTGACATTCTATCTAGCGTAGAAGAGTAATCGACTTGTTCTTTCAACTTCCGAGCTAAACATGCTTTTAATTCTGCAATATCAGCTTTGATATCTTCAGCATCTTCGGGATTTTTCTCAGCTCTTGCTTCTAACTTAGCAATCTTTTCTTTAAGTTGTGCAGGAGTTAATCTAAAATCTGTAGTTTCTTTGATCATCGATGTATAATCAAACTTCTCTGAAACATTTCCATACATATCTTTTTTAAGTTGTTTAGGCTCAAGTGAATTAATAACACTTTGAATACCTTTTTCTGAGCAAATCATATATTTTATCCTTTTTACTTTTATTTATGTAGACTTGACTTTTATATTTATAAATATTATTATAGTATTAAGGTTAACTAAATCTTGTTCTAACCATTTGATGGAACTAAAAATAGTATTGACCCCAGTGGATGAGGGTCGTTAAAGAAAGAGTTGAAAAGTCCTTTTCAACGATAACGGACCACAAGGCAAACAGAGGTGATAATTAAATGGATTATCACCTCAAATACTATCGAGAGTAACGATCCTGTTTTACTCAAAAATCAGTGCTAGCAATGTCCACTCCTGACAACTAGCGACCTATGACTCCTCGCAAGAGGTTAGCCCTTCCAAGAATCATATGCTCACAAAACTGAATGCTAACCACATATGATTGTTCTCTGGGGCAAAGTAGAGAGAACGGATAGAAGATTTAATTGATTCCTCTAGTTACATTTTTCTTTTCAATTAAAGAGTCGTACTGCCGAAAGGTGATGATAAGATAAATTGGTTTTTTATAAATTTCTGATTTATTCTTGAGGTAGGCAGCGTAGAAGGAAAGGAGTTCATATAGAACTCTATAACTTCTCATAGACACAATGTCGAAGGGTACTGAGTATATTTCTAGTGATGAGGGAATCATTCAACCTAAACTCACTGGCTAAAGAAAACTTTAGAGTTTATCATTAGTCTCAAGGGATTTAAAGGAGTATACCTACATTCAAAATTTAAATTGACTTTAATTCAAATATAAGTTAGAATGAATTATAAATTAAACAAAGGAGATTTAAAATGCCTCGTCAGAAAATGTTCAAAAATATGAAACTCCAAGAAAAGTATTCAATGTGGCTTCAAGAAACAATGAGTGCAGTTTCTATAGATTCAAAAACAAGCAAGTATGTTGTATTTAAAACAGTTGATTCTAAAGGTGATTTGTTTTGGTTTCTTGGAAAAAGTGGTGCTGTTAGAATTTGTAGAACAAACACTTCAACAAAATCAATGGATTTTGAACGTCAGATCAAACCTAAATTTAAAGTATGGGAAGAAACTAAATTAGAGGTGGATAATAAATGAATTTAAAAGAACAAATTATAATAACTAATGAAGCATATCGTTCAGGTAAACCTATCATAAGTGATGCAGAGTATGATATATTGCTTTCTAAACTAGAAAAAGAAATGTCATATATTGAGTTTGAGGAATTTAAACTTTCTCTACTTGAGAAGTCTGGCGATAAATCACATGATTATGTAATTGGCTCATTAAACAAAATCAAGTATGGAGAAGATGGTTTTGGTAAATGGCTGAAGAAACAAACAGCTAAATCTTATTTTGCTTCAGAGAAACTTGATGGTTGTTCGTTTGTTGCAGAATATAGGAATGGTAAGTTTGTTTCTTGTAGTAGCCGTGGTGATGGTGGTTCTGGAACTGATTGGACAGAAGCAGGTAAGATAATTCTTCCTCAAACAATTGATTTCAAATCGGATTTAGATATCAGAGGAGAATTGATTCTTACTAATCATGAAAAACTAGGTATGAAGAATCGTCGTAACGGTGTTTCGGGTATTATGGGACGTGAAGATATTGATTCAGAAGTTCTAAAGAACATTATACCTTACACTTATCAAATTCTAAATGGTGATTATTCTATAATTGAACAATTCTATATTCTTCAAGAGAATTCATTTAGATTACCTAAACATAAAATATTTAATAGTGTTACTACACTTGAACAAGATCTTTATGAATTCTATTGTAAAACAAAAGAAGAATCTCTTGTTAATTATGATATTGATGGACTTGTTGTATCTTCAGTTGATTGGAAGAATGAAAATGAATATTACCCTAAAGATAAAGTAGCATTCAAAGTTAATTCGGAAGGGTATGAAACAGAAGTTATTGATATTGAATGGGAACTTAGCAAAGGCGGATTGCTTAAACCTGTTGTAATTGTAACTCCTATAGAAATCGACGGTGTTACGGTTAAACGAGTATCAGGAAATAATCTAACTTGGCTTAAAGATAGACAAATAGGTGAACAATCAATTATTTCTATCATCCGATCAGGCGGTGTGATTCCAAAAATTATTGATGTTAAAACTCCAGGTAAAAGATATCTCCCTGTTGAATGTCCTTCTTGTAAATCTAAATTGCAAATGAAGGGTGTTGATCTTGCTTGTCTAAATCCTGATTGTGGGGATGTTTCGGTTAAACGAGTAGCTTCATTCCTTCGTAGTTGTGGAGTTGAGGATATTACTGAAAAATCTTTGGTTAAATTTGGTATTAATACATTTGAAGAACTTATTGCATGGGATCCTAATACAAACTCAAAATCACAAGATAAATTTGTTCATTCATTACGCAAGAATATTTGGTGTAAAACTGATTTAGAGTTGTTCAGTCAAATGACTTTTGATGGTGGGGGTGAGAAAACTATTCTCAAATTGATTGAATTTTATAGCTGGGATATTATTAATACTTTAATGATTAATAAGATTGAACCAGAAACATTCCCTGAAGGAATAGGTTCAAAGACTATTCAAAAGATGTCTAATGATTGGATTTCAAATAGTATTATTCTAAGTAAATTTTGTTCAGATAAAAGATGGAATCCAAAGAAAGAAGAAAAACAAATGGCAAATTCTAAATTAAGTGAATTGAGTTTCTGTTTTACAGGTACTCTAAGTCAGAAAAGATCCTACTTTGAAGATCTTGTAAAATCAAATAGTGGTGTAATTTCTTCAGTATCTAAATCACTATCTTATTTGATTGCAGGATCTGATTGTGGAAGTAAATTAGACAAGGCTACAAAATTAGGTATAAAGATTATCTCTGAAGAAGATTTCATGAAGATGATTTAGAAATGAGAAAGGGAACAGATTCACTTCTGTTCCCTTTCTTCCCAATTACTCGCCCAATACTCAGGATGCTTCAAAAATTCTTGAAAGAACTTATTTGCAACCATTACTTCACTCGAATGGTTGTTCAGTACAACCTTCTTTAAACTCTCCAGAATCAGAATCACATTCTCTGGCTTCGCATTCATTATTACAATCCTTAGCAGAAACATTTTTAGAGCAAACTTCAAATGGTACTATTTTTGCCTTCTTGCCGCAGAAAAATTTCATTTTAGCTTGCCCTCTTTAAGAAAAATAACCATTGGTGAAATAAACCTTCAGGATTCTTTACCATAAATTCATCTGTATCAGGAACAGTCACATTCAACCATTCTTCAGAATTTGTCATAATCTCAACTCTATTTCCATCTTGACATTCATATACTTTAATAGGATTTCCTTTCTTAGCAAATCTCTTTATGAAAGCATTTACTTCAAGTTGTTCTGTCATTGAGATAGGAATATAATCATCATGAAATGTAAATTCAACAATGTTTTTATTAGGCATTTGTTTTTCAATTAAAAATTCTTTAAAAGATTTCAATTTATCCTCTTTCAAATAATAGTCATAGAAGGTAGGGAATTCAGTATTTGATTCACTTATTCCATTTGGATATAGTTCTTTGTACCATGATTCAATAGTTGTTCTTTTTATAACTTGAACTTTATATACTTTTAATATCTTGGCTTGTGCTCTTGGATTGAAGAGGCAATATTCAATTGATTTAATTCCATCACCACCATCTCCTGCTTTACGGTGATGTTCCCTATCGTTCCCCATAACAGCTTCAATTTCAAATAGATATCCAACTTGACCCCATCTATTCGCCCAATTACTTCCATCTCTAATATAACCACAAGTCTTATCTACGAAACCACCTACATATAATCCATTTCCTAACATTCTTCCTGCAAATCCTACTCCAGAAGCTGTTGCTTCTTGTTGTGATAGAACTTTGAATCCAAACCTAAGAATCATCGAAGCAGCAACAGAACCAGTTCCGTGAAATACAGGAACCATAACAGTGTTAGAATAAAGAGGTTTAAATTTAGTAAATTCTTCAGGTTCAATATTAGCTTCAAATTCTTCTAAAATTTGAAGTCCTTTATCACCATGAGCCCAATTTTTAGTATAGTATTGATATAGTTCTGCTGACTTCTTTTTAAGTTGATCAGGTGTTTTATCGGCGTGTTGAACTTTTAGTTTAAGTTGCTCAACGTCCATTATTTCTTTTTCCTGAATAGCTCTTTCAAGATATTCAGTATCTGTTTCATTTTTCTTTCTTCTTAGCTTAATATCAGCTAAATCAAAGTTATTCATTTTTAGAATGTTTTTAATACCCTTATGATCTAGTTTAACTAATGGTTTAATAGGAGTATCAGAACCCATAATTTCATTTATGATAGGCTCAACAAAAACTGAATCTCTTAGTTGTTTGAATACTTTATTTTTTCTATCACCAAATGAATCAAGTATTTTATCTAATTTCTTTCTAGTTTTCTTATCTTCGAACAAATCAAAGAAAATGCCTTGATAATTATCTATCATTGAAGCAGCTTCTTTGTTTAATTTTCTAGATGTTCCTTTATTATACGAAGGTTTACCACCGAAGTAACTTCCTACCATTTCCATTAACTTTAATTTATTATCAAGAGAGTAATCTTCTGAATTATCATTTACATCAGAAAATTTAAGATATTTGATATCATATCTTTTATCTTCTATTAATTTGATTCCCTTAGTTAAAACTTGATCTTTAAGTTTTTGAAGTTCTTCATTTCCTTCTAAGTTAATATAATCAGTGACTGAAGATGATGTACTATTATATGTATTAGTGAAAATAGCATTTACTAATCTTTCTATTTCATTTTGATCAGTAGCACTCTTAACTGTATCTTTTATTAAGTTGTTTATTTCTTCAGAGATACTAGTCATTTTTATATCTTTTAGACTTAGTATTCTTGAGCCTTTTGTAGTTAAATTTGAAATAGAATCAATAATATATTTTGGAGCTTTCAATAAAGATAGAAAATTACTAACTTTTCCTATATCGTTGGTATATCTTGTACCAAATGATTTAATTTTTTCTATGAGTTTATCATTTAGTTTATCATCATCTACTGGCCACATTATTTGATTAGAATAAAGACTCTCTAAAATATAGTTGGAAAAATCCCATAATGTTTCCATTTTGCAAACAAAATCTATAAATTCTTCCTTATTTTGTTTTAAGCATTCTAATAGTTCTTTCTTATCATCAATATCCTCTACTAACACAGATAACCTTTTTTCCTTTAAAAGAAATTGTTTAACCATTTCGTTAGTAGAAAAGAGAATACTGAATAACTTTATATCTTCAGAATATCTTAGTGGTAAATTTTCTTTTTTAACCATTGCTCTAATTTTAGTTAAAAGATAAGAATTTTCTGGAAGTTTAAGAGCATCAAGATCTTTAGTGGCAGCACTAATTCCACTAAAATCCATACTTATAATTTTATCATAAAATTCATTTGTTCTTGGTAATTTATCTAATGCATTTAATAACAATCCTAAATTGAATGTTGCTCCAGTATATAGAAATGGATTACTAAGCTGTAAAAACTCATCGAATTGATCTTTATCCTTAATAATCTTGACCCAATCTCCTTCGCTGGGATTTATTTCCCGGAGAATTTTTTTATCATCAATTCCTATATATCCAGAATTTAATATCACTCTCCATATAAGTCCTAAATTATGCTTTGATATCTTAGATATTGAATCAATTATCTTTGATTCAAACCCTTTATTACCTTCTAATCCAACCTTTTTCAACCAATTAACAAAATCTTTATTTTTTAGAATATTTAATCTTCTACTAGTAAAACTCAAAAGTAAGTTTGGTTTTTTAGAAAAATCTTCTATAGTAAACTTTTTATATGTAGTATAAGCATAGAATAGGGGTTGAGCTATACTAATAAGTTGTTCTTCGGTTAGCAATGCTTTAACAGGATCTACTAAGGCTTCAAATGCAGTTTCAAAATCTCCTGAATGGTATGTAGTTGATCCTTTTCCTTCTAACTCTTTTCCTTCTTCTAAGAAGCCCCACTTTAAAAATTTAGCAGGTGAATTATCAAATTCGTTTAATATCATTCTTAGTGAATCACTACTAAAGCCTAAGTGTGTACCTTTTTTATATATAAAGAAATAATGCATCTTCCAAAGAGTTATATCATATATAGTAGGATTGTTGAAAGATTTATACTTTTCTATAAAAAGTTGTTTATTATCTGTATAAAAATAATGAAATATATTATATGCAGTAAATGGTGTGAAATAAGTTTTATCTATTGGTTCTAGTTTATCAAATACTGAACAATCTTCCCCTCTACTAGTTGCTGTATTTTTAGTTAAAGAAAGATTATCTATTATGATATTTGCTATTCTTCCTGACCAATTTCTTAAAAAATGTTCAATTTCTCTTTGTGATTTAAGTACTGTTTCAGTTTGACATAGTTTCTTTATATCTCTGTCAGATAATTTCCATAATTTTCTAACCAATAGAACTTGGTCAACAACAGAGTTCAAATTAAATAATGTTTTAGATTTAAGTAATTGATCATGAGTGGAAACTGAGGAAGGAATAGCTGCAGGTGGAGCTTGAACCAAAGTAATTCCACTAGAAGCTACTTTATTTTTTGAGCCAGCTGGTCTACCCCTCTTTTTCATTGTTTGCATAAGAGTTGCTGTTGTTGATTTTGGTGCTCCAGAAGCAGCATCGTTATCATCAAGATTGTTGACCATTAGCTTAGCAATATCAACAAACTCATCACAAATCTTATGCATTTTTGCATATTGGTAGAGAGGTTTGATACAGTCTTTAAGAGTGTAAGTACCATTCTCAAAAGAAGTAACAGTTTTCTTTACAATTGAATCGGGGGTTAATTTACTTAGAACAATTTTTCCTATCAAATCTCTAAACTTTAGTTCATCAACTTGTTGGATTTTATCTTGTTTGATTAAGGCTAATAGTTTTGTTAATTCATTAGCAATAGATAAATTGATATTCCCATTATCATGACAAAGTTTTACAATCAACATTAAATCAGCAGAAGCATCGGTAATTGCTTTTAATTGCACTTTTTCAGTCCTAAAGTAATGATCTAATTTAGCATGATGCCCATATGATTTAAGGGCAAGAAATCCTAGAATGTTGATCCAAAATATGTTTGATAGAGTTTCTTCATCTTTAAGGATTTTGTCTTTTGTTACTTGATCTTGGAATATAGAATTTTCTAAAAGCATATGAGTATTACCCTCTGTGAGATTTTATTGATATTTATAAAAGAAGAGGAGCATATATTTCTATAAGCTCCTCTTCTGTGTTTATGTTTATTAAAAATTATGCTGCTCCTACTACCTCACCAAAATTAACACCTGTTTTTGTCAATAAATCATTAATTTAAAATTAAATTTGTTCTTTAAAGTTGCTTCTTCTTTTAGAAGATTGATTTCTTTTTGTATTTCATAAGTATAAGTTGATTTAACTTCTATTATAAGATTTTCTTTCGGAATCCATATATCAGCGTAATATCGATGTTTCTTTCCGTCTTCTGTAAAATACCAAATTGCAGGTATATCTTTTCTAGAAGTTATAATCTCATCCTCATGATATGTTTTTAGAAGTTCATCTAGCGCTTTTGGTTCATAACCTTGAACTTTTATAACTTTACCTGATGGGAGAGTATAATCTTTCCATTTATATCTACCATTACATTTTTCAGCTATTGTAGCATTATGCATATGATGATCAACACCATATCTAATGTTACACGTTTCCTTAGTTTTATATGAATTTATATAACATCCATTACCATATTTCTTTTCTTTTGTATGAAATATTTTTTCTCCTTTAGATCTACAATTACAGATAGGAACAAGGAGGAATTTTGATATATCAAAATTCCTCCTTGTTTGGCAAAACATACATTCTAATAATAAATTATTATTTTCTATTTCTAATATATTAAAATTATTTTTTATTTTATATATTCTAGATTGGAAGTGTTTATATGTCAGAGTATTTTTAATTTTTTCAGAGTCTCTTTCTAATTTACCAGAACATAAGTAAGAACAAGTAATAGAATAACCTCTATTAAAATCTAAAAAAGTTTGTAAATTTTTATTGCATATCTTACAAATATTAATATCAAATAGGTCATGTATTATGTGATATATTCTTTCGTTAAATTTTACACTCATATTAAGATATAGAGTTCTACCAAATATTTTATTTACTAATGTTGGATTACGACTTAATATACTTTGATAAAAAGATTTGGGATTAACTGTTTCAATTATTTGTAAAACTTGAATTTTAATTTCTTTATTATCAAAATCATTATCTAAATAAATATTAGTTTTTCTATTATTATTAGCTTCTTTTCTATTACATACCCTACATTTTTCTTTATATCCATTCTTTAGATCAAACCACACTGGTTTGCCACATATAGAACATACAGGTTCTTCTAATATTTTTAATTTACATAAATGATATAATTTTGATAGAGATGTATTAAATATATCCTTATACCAATAAAATAATGATTTGTATAGAATTTTATTTTTTCTTCTCATAGTTCTTTTTATGTTTGCTATATCATTTTCTTCAAAATAATGAATATAATGTTGTTGTGTGTTTTGAATATCTAAAATTTGTAGTGAATTATCCTCTAAAATTTCATTTTCTAATATAAGCTCTTTCTTTTTTGAATAAATCATATTATTCTCCTTTGTTGTATTTATACAACCAACAAAAGTAACAGAATTTATTTAAAGGAAAAGGTGAATAGAATTAATTCTATTCACCTTTTCCTTTTATTATAAAGCAAAGTTTAAATTATGCGCCAACTGTTTCCGCAAATGATGTACCTGTCTTTTGAATTATAGCAGAAACTTGAATAAATTCAGCTACTTTTGTAGGTTGTAGGTAAACATCAATTGCTAGAGCATTTTGATCGATTACTTCGTTGGTGTTGTTGCTCTGGTCCACAACTAATTGATAAGAATAAAGTCCACGTCTTGCTTTAACGCTTCTTAGGAACGGATCAATCATACCAAATAATCTTGCTCTTGTGAATGCATCATTAAACTCAAATAAACCAGCTCTTGCTGCAGTTGCAATTGATTTTTCTAGGAAGATTAGAAGTCTTCTTACGTTTACACGATCCATTGCACTTGATTTACTTGTAGCAGTTTTTTGTCCGTAAACAACACCATTACCTTCACCAGGAACTGAGATGATTGGGTTAATAGCATTCACATAAAGGTCATCTCTATTTTGCTTGTTAGGATTGAAAGCTAATTTAATAACATTCTTCATAACACCACGAGTAGAACCAGCAGGTGCCCACCAAGGATCACGAGTCGCATCTGTTTGTGCATAAAGACCAGCAACATCACCAGCAACACAAATCCAACGATTTACATCATTAAATTTATCATATTGATATTTTACGTTACCGTAAATTGCTGAATAAGTTCCAAAGGCACCAAACACTTTTTCACCTTCAGTTTGTGTTCCGAAGTCTTCAAGAAGCTTAGTTGTAGCTAATGAATTACCATTTGAAACAATATAAGTATAATCATAAGGAGCAACAATAGCAATACAATCTTTTCTTGACTCACAAATAGTAGCCATTCCATCCATATCTAGTTGATGGGTAATAAGAATATTAACATCAAAAGATTCTGGGTCAGCAAATAACTCAGCTGCTTCTTGAATATCACCTTTTGTATAAGCAGTACCATCATACTTACTACCGACATAAGGATAAATTGTACCTGAAGCTGAATCACCTAGAATACGAACAGGAGCTAGAGTAGCAGTTTCAATTTTGTTTTCAGCTGGTAGATCAGATCCTGATTTAGCAAAAAGATAAGCTGAAGAAGTATTCATAACATCATCTATGAAGTTATTACGACCATTTACATCTCTACCATTGGTTCTATAAGAAAGAACTTTACGATCAACAATTTCAAATTTATCATAAGCATTTTTCTGAAGAGTAACAAGAATGAATTCATCCTTTGCCCAGTCAGGTTCAAATTCTACTAGGCGATCGAAAGAAACTAATTTTTCTGTAACAAGAGTTGCATTAGTAGAAGTAGTAATTTTTGTTTTGATAATTGCACCATCATCATATACATCTGATAGTAAATTAACACCTTTTAGTTGAGTGATACCGACAAAATCAACAGCAGATACTGCTTGATCAAAATTAACAGCGGTTGCAGATGAAGAAGTGATAGTAACAACTTTATTTCCTGCTAGAACAACTTTGTTACCGATGATTAGAGTATTGTTAGTTACAGTAGCACCAGAAGCAGCAGATGCACTAATTGTAGCAATATATTCTTGACCGATAGGTTGTTTGAACTGAGCAGCAGAAGAACAAATGGCTACTGATAGTTTTTGTTGTGAAGTTACATAACGATTATAAAGACCTAATTTGTCAGAAACAACTAAACTTTCGAGAGTTTGTTCTGCAATTTCATCGTTATAAAGAGCTGCTTCTGAAGTTTGTGAAGCAATAGAGGTGCTTAAAGTAACACCTGCGTTCTTAGTCACTTTGTTTGCATCAATAGGACGAACCACATAAAGTGAAGCTGCGTATTGAAGGAAGTTCCAAGCCTGAAACCAATCTTGATAGTTTACAGCGGTAGGTTTACCAAAGAAATTTACAAGGTCATTTTCATTTGACACAGAAACAATTTTTAAGGCAGGACCTTGATCAGCTCTCAAAATCATACCGGTTTTTGCAGAAGGGATATTAGGTACATTTTGTGATAAATCAATTTCCCTTGTAGTTACGGCGGGGGATAAGCTAAAAGCCATTTTTATTCTCCTTTTATTTTACAATTCATTACAAGTTACAAATTGTATTGTTTTAATTTCATATCCTTATTTATAATTCTAGATTAAAAAATATAACAACCCATAAATAAGCTCTAAAATATTGAGAACGGATCATTCTCAATATCATCCTCAGGTAAGAAACCTAATGGTGGTAGATCGTCGTCGTTGTCCTTTTCTAAATTTTTCATTTCTAACATATTGGAGTTATTGAAAGTATCTAATATCTTGTCTGAACTCAATCCTGCTACTTCTATTCCCTTTGCAATCATAAAATAGAGAGCACCTATAAGAGACATAACTAAGTCATCTTGATATCCTGATTCAGCTTTATAGGAAGTTTTAACCCTAATAAATGTACTTATTTGGCTTATAGTATTAAAGTCATTTATAATAAGTTTATTTGACTCTAAGAGTATTTTTAGATTCGAACACCCCATTCGTTTTGTTCTCTTATCAGTTCTATATCCTGCTAAGTTTCCTTTGTTAAAATAAACATTATCATATTCCATATCGAAGTGACATATATTAGCTACTTCTTGCCCAATTTCATTATTCTCAATAAAGAGCATTGCTACATTATAATAATTACCTAATTGACAAACTATTTCAGGAGCTTGTAAGTATGAAACTCCGCTCTTAGCAAAGAATGTTCCTACTTGTTTGAATGGAAGAGTAGTAACATCAAGTATCTGCATACCTAGAGCATCACCCGCATTGTCTTCAGTCATTTTAGCTGAATCTACTCCAATTACATATTCATGACCTTTGATAGGCTCTTCATATATAAAAAGTGAATCCTGAATTTTCTTAGAAAAACATGCCTTAATATTAGAATGTTTTATTTCTTGGGAGTGTTTCATTTCTCTAATATATTCTGGTTCTATAAGAGTTGCAATACTCCCCAAAAAGCTGTTTGAATATTCTTGATTAAAACGTATCTGCCCAATATTATTAATAGTTTCTTCTTTCCAATTTTCATCCCTACCAGGTACTTCCCACCAATCTACTCTAATAGGGTTAAATTCGTTTTTACCATCAATTGCATCTGTCCAATCTTGATAAAAGTGATTTAGTCCATTTGGGGTTGAGACGTATATAACCTTTGATGTAGGAGAAGAAGAAATAGTCGGATAAACAGATGATATAAAATCATTCCAAATATTTAAAGGAATGAATGCTCTCTCATCCACTACAAGCAATCCTATTGATTTTCCTCTGATTGCCGTAGATGATGTAGACGCAGCAATAACCATAGACCCATTTTCTAATTTTATAGATCCAGAGTTCCAAACTCTAACACCTTGTTGAAGCCATTTAGGAAGCATTTCATAAGCTTCCTTAACTTTTCTTAATATATCTCTTGATTGTTCAGCTTTGTTAGCAAGAATACCAACTCTTTGATCTTTCTGAAATAATATTGTCCAACAAAGAAATATTTCAAATGCAGTTGATTTTCCATTCAGCCACACTGGCGTGAAGCCAGTGTGATTGTGAATCTCCTTTTTGAAAATGAATCGATCATTTTCACTTGATAATCTCTAAGAGTTGGTATTATCATACCTTTTTGTAAATCTAGAATATGATAATATTTTTCTGCAAAATATTTCCAATCTTTAGCACATTTTATGTATTCTTCAATATGTTCTTTTGTAAAAGGTAATTTAGTTCCATAACCTTTAAGGTTTAAATTGCCTTTAAAGTGTATTTCAGAACCATTTATATCTACTTCAAAATCTTCAACTTTCATTCATTCTACCCCACAAAAAGAAAAGTCCTACTAACATCTTTATTTAGTAGGACTTTTCTTAATATTTCAGTTTAAATTAAAATATTGGTCTAATCTGATCAGTTAAGTTAGGAATTTCATCAGCTTGACTAATATTTACAGCAAAGTATCTAAAGAAATCAGAATCATATGTTAATGTTCCTGTGTCTTGTGGATGTCTTGTATAAGCATATCTATTCATTGTCATGAAGTTATTTGTAAAAGGAGCTTCTGTTCCTTGTGCTTCTACAACTGTTGATAGATAAGGAGCAAAGATCAATCCAGCATCATCTTTGGCATTTGAGTGAAATTTATATCCAACAATTACATAATGCTCTGTAGAATAAGGATCACAATAAACAGGATAAGCACCAATTTTACCAACATAGTAAGGATTAGAATCATCAGGATCAGCTTCTGAATGAAGAGGGTTTAACATTAAAAGAGCAACAGTTGCTGAGTCTGCAAGAATGAACATTGTTCTATTTCTCTTAGTTGCTTTTACAATCTCTTCAATTGCTAGGAAGATAGAAGCATATAGATCATATGTCAATCCACCCATATCACCACCAGTTTTTGCTAGAGAAAGATTTAAATCAACATCTCTTAGCATTGGGGTAGCAATATCTTTCATATATTGAATTATTTCACGATCAATTTCTTGTCTGATTTCATCAGCTACTACTTCAGCAACAAGATCGTTAGCTTTTTCTTTGTAAAGTGCTTGGAGGTCTTGTAATTTTTCTTGAGTAAACTTTGTTCTAATTTTTCTTGATTTTGCTTCTATTACAATTGATTTAGTTTCAAAGTTTACTTCTCTAAGATTTGAGTTATCCTCAAGAATGTTTGAGTAATCTTTGAAAATACGCTTGATAACATTTCTATTAGAAGAAACATAAAGTAAAGTTACTCCACTAAAAATAGAACCAGTAGTAAATGATCCTGAATCAACTCTAACTAATAGATGAACATACTTGTTAGCAAAGTTTCTAGAAGTAATCACACCATCACCGTCATATGTAGCAGTATATTCCTTAGCAGTTTCTTTATAGAAAACTGTGAAAGAGTTACCACCAGAAGCATATTGTGACCCTACTAAGAAACTACCATCTGCAGAAACTGGTATTGTGACAATTCTTGAATTATCAATATGAATTTCATTTGTGTTATTAGAATCAGATCCTGTATAGAGAGAATAAAGAGCTGATATCTTAGCAACAGGTGAAGATGTAGGTTGGATAGAAGCAATCTGTGCCACTAGAGATTCGGGGTAAATTTTCTTGACTAATGAAAGAATCAGAGGCTCATACTTACCAACATCTGTTGATGAAGTTGATTCTTTTAAATAGTTTTGGTGAAGAAGATCACCTAATGTTTCTTGTATAATTTGCTTCATAATTATTGACCTTCTGTATTTTTAGATTTTTGTAAGTATTTCAACAGGTTGTTCTTCTACTTGCTCGATAATTATTGTTTCAACAAGGAGTTGAGGTTCTTCCACAGTTTCTTTAACACTATTTGAACCGCTGTAACAGAACCAATCTTCTTTAATTTTCGGAAATGTTGCATAGTTTGTTAATGCACTTGCTGCAAAGGGTGGAAGTAATCTACAAGTTCCTTCTTCACAATATTCACAATCTCTACAAAAAGTTTTTGTCATATATAAATTCCTTTTTAATTGTATTTAGTTGTTTTGTTTTATCAAGTCAAGTAACTCAGAAGAACTGCCACCAAATATAACATTATTGTTTGTTATATTTGTGCCCATATTAACAGCCGCTGGTGTTGAGTTGTCAAATTTAGAACTCTTCTTGTTTCTTGAAGTTTCTATATCAGCAATTTCTTTATATATACTAATCAACATCTTTAGGTTATTGCCTAGGGTTGATTGTAAACCGCTTATAGCTTGAAGTTGACTTGCTTTTAAGTCACTAACATCAACAAGAGAAACAGCATCTAAAACTCGTTGTCCTGAATTGATTAATTTTATTACATTATTTCTAACTAGAATAAAATCTGATTTAAGACTTTCGATAGTGAATATTTTAATATCTTCAGGAGAAGATTCTGTTGAGACTTCAGTTAGTTCAGGTAGTGTATCCGATTCTATATCTTCAACAACAGCTGATAATTCAGATATAAGATCAGTAGCAATATTTAGTTTTTCTTCTAATTTATTTAGTTTTTTCATTTGATCTTTCCCTAAAACCCAAAGAAACCGCCGGATCTACTACCGAACCCAAACGCACGTCTTACACCATTAACTACAGCATGAGCATAAACAGCCATCGCCCCTATATACGTACCACCTTCTCCGGCGGTGGCGAGTGCCGCATTTGTAGGGGTAAAACCTTCACGGATATATGCCAAAATTCCGGAAACTGATTTAGAGGTCGGAGCAACGGCAGACCCATCAT